AATCCTGGGGGCTATGTTAAATGAGGGTAGACCCACCATGTTCTGGAATAATCCTAAGACCGGCGTGTTTGAATTAAAACGCCAGGTCTGGATGTGGGGAACCGGCGGTGAGATGGAAAAAGGTAGGGGAGCTTACGAAAAAGAATGGTACAGAATTCTGGGGCTTTGGGAAGAGGGTCGGTATAGTAATGGATTCGTCCCATTATTCTTCAGCTGGCATGCCAGATTTAGTGCCGAAGAATATGAGAGGGAAAAATTATGGTACTATGGAGCTAGGGCTAATGAAAAGGAAATAGACCTCGAAACATCCAAGACCCAGTTTCATCAGCATTACCCAAGTTCATATAAGGATATGTTCCTTACTACAGCTAGTACTCTGGTTTCCCGGGAGATAGTTGAAGGGGGCCTAGATAGGTGTAGAACGATGGGACCGCAGATGAAACCGGTAGTAGGTTATTTTGAACCTATATATGATACTTCAGATCCTATGCCTCCGGAGAGTGATACTCCTTATAGAATAATAGGTTCCGATTTTATTCCTATAAATGATGAGGATGATTACCAGAAAGCAACAGCGATTATGTTTCAGAAACCGGAGAAGGGGTGGAAGCATAGATATTGGAAGGGGACTGACCCTATCGCAACAGAGACCGGCCATTCGAAAATGGCTTCTGTAATATGGGATGATTATTTCAAAACCGTGCCTTGTCTTGTGAATTTTAGAAGACAGCATAACCACAAGTATGCTTTTCTTCAGGTACTTTTGATGGGGCTGCATTACGATAATGAGGCTATTATTGTTGGTGTAAAAGAGTTGGTCGAGGCTAATATTGGTACCAACTATATTGATTATGTACAGCAGAAGGGCTTTTTTAATTCTCTGGTGTTTAATGCAGAATTACCTAACAAGTTATCTGGTGGTGCCAGGGAGATAGGTGTTGATAAAAAAGGTAACCGGTCCGATGTTGTAATAGATTATTTAACTGAGGTGGTAAGAAATTACCATGATAGGATGTATATCCAGGTAATTTTTGATCAGTTGACCACCTTTGTACAAAATGTTACGCCTGCTGGTAAGGAGGTTTGGGGTCCTATGAATAGGTTACTGCATTATGATGATGTTTTAGATGCCTTAGCTTATGCATATATTTGCAGGCAGTGTTATCCTCATTTATCTCCAACCAGAAGAACAGTTACTGCAAATAGATTTACAACCAGATACCCCCTAAAACGGGTTGATGGTAATGTAGTTAGAGTACCTACCAGAGTACCAATTGTTGAAGAAATCGAACATCAAATGCCTAATATGCCATGAATTATAAAATATTTGATCCCAGCACATGTAAGCCTGAAGAATATAGAACAAGATTCCCGGAGCTTGCAAATGTCGAAGAATTTTCCGAACTTACGGCCAGAGGTTTAATATTTGTCTGGTGGTTTGCTAACCAAACGTCAGAGTTGGTTATACACATTGCTGATCGTAAGAAGAGGGTGGAAGAGGCCCTAAAACGTTCAGGCTTTAATCCAGGAGTTACGGAGAAAGAACAATTTTTGCGCTTAAACTTTGGGGATAAGTATGCTCAGGCTATAGAGCGCATGGGTAAATATGATCCCGGAGCAAGGTTTAGGGGTTATAAAATGATTAATAATATAATGCAGCAGTACGAGGAGTTAATTGCGCTGGGGCCTGGGGCTTTTAAAAAAATTGAGGGAAAAGGAGAAGATGCTGTAGAGGTTACAGATATTCAGAAGTATGTGAATACATCGGCTAAGATTGCTGCTAATCTTGCAATGTTAATAGAAAGAATGGAGAGTGGGTTTGGTATTACCCTTGGTGGTGCTGTCGATGAAGAGGAGCTTGGAAGTGTTATGGGTGCATGGCATAAGGATCGTTCAAATGAGGATAAATAATAATTAAACTATATAACTATGCTTTTTTTAATATCATCAAGACAAAATAAACCCAATCGCATGAGGTCTGAGGATGCGAAGGACGCGCAGTATCATGCAGATTACGGGCGTTGGGTAGTAGGTCAGGGTATGGGCCGTCAACAGCAAGACTATCTTAATAATTATCAGATTAATAAGAATTTTTATGCTAATAGACAGTGGTTCTTACCAGAAGATCTGGAGGCTTTCTTCATGGATGAGAGTGGTCAGGATAGGAACCGTATCCGGGTAACCAGAAATTTCATCCAACCTATGGTTGAGCAATATAGAGGTACTGCTGAGAGAATGCGGTTTGATCATAAGGTGTATAATATGTCTCCTATGGCCCGTAGTCGTAGGGATAAATCATTAGGTAAACTATTAGCTTATAGCTATATAGCTGGTAATGATGATAATTTTAGGGCTTACCTGGAAAAGAATAATTTTCCTGTGGGGGGAGATTCTTTTGAGACAGAACAAAAATTCGATAATTTATATGTAGATGAGCATGTAATAGCTATGAACAGGTTCTTAAGAATTATCGCCGAGTCAAATAAGCTGGATGATTTTAAGGGAATACTTGCCAGGGATGTAGCTTTAGCTGGAATAGGTATTATGAAACCTTACCCATATGCGGGCGATTGGAGGTTTGATAGGATACCTCCGGAAAGGTTTGGTTGGGATAGGGGGGCTGTTACATCAGATTTAAGTGATGCCGGGTATTTCTTCGAATTTAATTATATGAACCCTTCTACTGTTTATGAGCTGTATCAGGATATTGAGGAGGAGTTAAGAATCAACATTGAAAAGTATGTTAGTAATATAATAGGTCAGGTTAACGCTACTAATGAGATGTATGATGTTGGTGGTCGTATACCGGTTTACACCGGGGTGTGGAGAGATGTGACCGCCGATGAGTTTGGGTACGTGCGTGATCAGTTTGGGCAGCGTGTTTTAAAAAGAATAAATTATATAGCTCCTGGGGAAACAAATTCCGAATTTACTAAGGCAGATGTAATTCCTGTTAAAAATTTAACTTCTTATCAGAATCGGGTTTTAAGGGGTAAGGCTACTCAAATTCTGTATGTAGATATGTGGAGATATTGTACTTTTATTCCTAATGAGGTTTTGGCTGGTAGATACGGAAAGTCTGGTACTATTAGGGATGGTATATTAGAGTTTGGTGTATTGCCTTATCAAGAGCCGGATTTATACAAACCTACAAATATGGCTGCTCCGTATAAATGTGGAACATGGTCTTATATGGATGGTGTTGTATTATCCCCTGTTGATGTTGTTATTAGTCCGCAGAGAATGATTAATCGCTTTTTATCGGTGATGGAAAACCAGCTTAATAATGCTGGGGGTGTTGGCTTGGTGTTTGATAAAGATTTATTAACGATGAGTGAGGATGAGGTAGTAGCTAAGGTTAACAGAAGCGAGCCTATAGGAATGCATGCTAAAGGCCGTGGCGTACAAAATGCTTTTGGTAAGTATGATGCTACTGTAACGAATTCTACTGTAGCTTTTGCTGCATTGATTGAGAATTTCAGGTTGGGGCTTGAGCAGGTTACCGGTGTCAATGAAGGATTAAAAGGCACTGTTAATAATCCCGATCAACTGGTAGGTGTTATGCAATTAATGATTCAGAGGGGAAGCGTTTTACAGGAACCTTTCTATAAAGCTCTAACTGACATATATAAAGGCATGTACCAAAGTATTGCTACTTCAGGTAAAAGGTATTATATTGATAATGAGATAGAGCTTCTGGATGCTGTGGGTGATGACTCCGCAGCTATGCTTAAGTTAACCAAGGATGTGCGAAACGAGCAGATGAGGGTGGTTGTTATGGCTGCACAAGATCCTCAGACTGAAAGAGTGAGTGTGGACGGACAAGTACTTATTTGGGTACAGTATGGTATGTTAGATCAAACTACTGCTTCTAAATTAATAGGAAGAGCCACTCAGGAAGAAGCCTATGCAGAACTTAGAGCTTTTAGTATAAGGACCGAGATGCAGCGTAGGTTGGCCGAGCAGCAGCAGGAAGTTATCACAGCACAGCAAGTTAATGCTCGGGATCAAGCTGGTCAGGTTGTATTTAATGAGGCTATTAGGGATAAGGCCAGAGAGGATAGTAATAAAGCTGCAGACAGGGCTTCAAAAGAACGAGTTGCAGAAATAAAAAATAAATAACTAAACTTTTAGTTGATAATTCAAATAAGTGACTTAAAGTTTTGATATTCAAGAATTTTATCATTATATTTGTGTGGTAAATTTCTTGGTATATTTTAGCTAAGAATGTAGTTCTTTAATTTAATATTATACGTTATGCCAGAAAAAAATGAGTCCGGTCTTAGTGCTGAAGAGCAGCTTGCCGGAGCAGCTGGAATTGTATCTCAAGAAAAAATAGATGAGATAAGAAAAAAAGTAAAAGGAGACACCCCAGCAAACCCAGACGCTAACACACCAGCTGCGCCAGCAGCAGGAGTAACCCCAGGAGCTGCGCCAGTAGCAACCCCCGGAGCCCCTGTAGCAGCAGCAATCCCTGCAGCAGGATCTACTATTAAAGTAGAAACCGCTTTTGGATCTCAAATATTTGGGGGTTTGGACCCGGGAAAAGAAGTTAAGCTGTCTAGTTTTGCAGACGTACAAGCATTTGCTAAAGATGCTTATCAACTAGAAATAAAAGATGTTAATGATTTTCAGACTCTGTTAAAGGAGCTGAAAGAATCTAAAGCCCAGGCAGCGGAGGCTGAACAATATAAAACCGCAGCAGCGAACTTTGAAAGTACTATTAAGAATCTTCCTGAGGAGATTGGATTACTAATGCAAGCATTTGTCAGTGGTGTGGATCATAAACCACTCCTTGCACAAATGATGCAGGCGCAATCCTTGAATTTCGAGCGTGATTTTGATACATACCCTGAATTGGATATGGTTAATCGTTTTAGCGATAAGCCTTATACTAAAGAAGAGTATGACGCATTCGAACCTGGTCAGCGTAAGGTCTTCAAAGACCTGGCAAAGGCTAAGTACGATTCTGCGAAAACAACCTATAACGCAACTAAACAGGAAACCCATAGGTCCGCCCAGATGACACAACAAAACGTGCTCAACTCGGTGGAATCTTCTATTACCCAATTGAGGAAAGTCTACCCAAGTATGGGAGATAACCAAATAAAAAGGGTTAGCGAGATTATGACTGGGGGTTTGCGGGATAGTTTGTATAACGTAGATGGTACTTATAAGCCTGATGCAGCTATTAAAATAGCTATGCAGGAATTTGGTGCTGAAGCCATAAAGGTGCAGGCCCAGACTATCGGACAGATAGTAGAGCGACTTAAAGGTGAAGGAGCTTCTGCTGCTACCGAAAACCTCATAGGGAGGAGTGATAAACCGAGGGGTGATGTTGGTCATACTTTACAAGATCGTACTAACGTGATTGCAGAGGAGGTTAAACGACAAACATCATTCTTGAAGCGAAGACAATAGATATGCCAGATCCGTTTGACAAACGTAGGTCGTATATTCCAACACCTAGCAAGGTGCAGCCTAATAAACCGCAGAATCCTGCGGCGGAAGAGGTCCAGCCTAAAGGATCAGAATACTCAGCCGAAATGGAGGAAGAATCTGAAACGTCTATAATCGCACGTGAGGTTATTTGATTAATTTAATTTAATTTTTTATAGACATGGCTGATCAATTTGATACCGCTAATTCCTACTTGGCACAACCAAGTCAGGTAAACCCTGCAGTTCCACAAGCTCCGGCTCCGTGGAATCTGCAACCTATTGGTTCTGAGTATGCAACTGCATATACAACCGATGAGACTATTTTAATTCAGCGCGCAATTCAGGCTGAAATTTTCGATGCAGTTCCGGCGAAGTATAAGACCCTGAGGTTACTCTTCGACAAACCTGTTTCTTATGAGAACCTTGATGTGTTCACTTATCTTGAGAAAACATTTGGTAGGACTGCTCTTCGTGTTGATACTGGTGGTGGGGACACTTCCGGAGATACACTAACACTAACATTGACTTCAGGCGGTGCCGCTAATATTACAATCAATAAGATTGTAGCTATTCCGGACAACACCAAAGCTGTTGTGACTTCTGTTAATACATCCACTGATGTTATTATACTTCAAAAACTGGACGGAGCAGCTGCTCTTCCCGCAGTTAATGATGGTGATTATATCTCTATTGTATCTTCTGTTATAGCTGACGGTCAAAACTTCCTGACTCATTATGACAGGATGAGTAAGATCGAAAGATACAACTACATTCAGTTGATGCATAGGGATAAAAGGTGGACTCGTAAAGAGATTCAGAAATTCAAGAATGCTGGAGTAACTAACTATTTCGATCTGGACAAGAAAGAGCAAATGGACCTGTTACTGCAGGATATGTTTGCATCATTCTGGAATGGCGAAAGAGGTAGGGTAGAAATTAATGTTCCCGGAACTTCTGTTGGTACTGCAGTTTATAAAGCTTCTTTAATGGGGGGTATTTTCCCGCTTATGGTTGCTGCAGGTTGTGCTAACTCAACCGGTGTGACTGAATCTACAATACAGGATGTATTTGAGACACTGGCTTTCCAAACTGATTACAAATCTGAGGGTGGTGTAAGATTCATCTTTGGTCAGAGTGCGTTACTATATGCATTAAGTAAAGCGTGGAAAGAGGCCGGAATTCGCTACACTCCAAACGATCATATAGCAGACCTTAACTTGTATGAGTACAAACTCGGTGATATGAGATTTGTACCTGTAAGTACAGAATTATTTAAGGAGCTATCCTTATTCCCGGCTGAGTGGAAGCACAGATTACTTATTCTGGATATTGATACTATTTCTCCGGTATGTATGGTAGGCTACCAGCCTATTGAAATGGGTCAAACTGCCCCTAAAGGTCAGTATGGTTCTATTGAAGATTATACTGAGTGGTGGATTCAAGGAATGTTGAGTCTTAAGTTCAACAACCCGTTAAGTTCATTCTATATCGATACTACTGGAATAGTAGCATAGATCCCGATCAAATTAGGGCTGGCCCTGTGCCAGCCCTTTTTACTATAATTAGTTCTTTAATTTAATTTATTAAAATTATGTCAGAAACAGGTAGAAAGAGTGGTGCTGCAGCTAATGCAGGTCCCTCAAAAGCCGAAGTAAATCTTCGTAAGCAAATAGATGAGCTGGAAAAAAATAACAAAGCGTTAAAGGAAGAAAAAGCTCAAGCCGAAGATAAACTTCAAGAAGCTGCTGAAGTCGCTAAAAAAGCGGTAACAGGAGATGATAAAAAAAGCATTGAACTTTCGCCGGAAGTAGCTGCGGTTCTGCAGCAACTGACGGAAAAAGTAGCCCTGTTGGAAGCTCAAAAAAGGGAGCCTCAGCAAGCTATAATGATCGATCCCAGACTAGCTCCGAAATACAAACCCGTATCTCCGGATGACTGGCAGGAGGAATCAATAGTTTTTACAGCACGTAGTATACTATATGTTGTGGGATCTTACAAGAACTCGAAAGGGGTGGATGTGTTACCTCCTCATGGTCCTATCGTATTTCAATACGCGGCCAGTGATATCCGTAAGGAAGGCCAGGAGCAGCACATATTGAATTATTGTCAATACACCACCAACCTTAAAACGGAGATTGCGTATCTCAATTCTCATCCACATTACGGGATTACATTCTCATCTAATGCAAATGAGATGATGGCAGAGGATATGAGAGAAACCCAGTTTAAGGTAAGGGCGGCTTCCATGGTTAGTGCCATGAGTCAGCAAGCGATCTTTGAGAAATGTAAACAGTATAAAATAGCTTACCATGCTAAACAGATGGAAACTCTTAAGATTATGATAATACATAAAATGTCTGAGGAATTCTCGGCACAGAGTAAGCTAATTGAAAGTGAGAGACTTAAACGTATGGCTGTAGGAGCCATGGGATCAAAAGATAACTAAACAGTGATACTAGCATCCTCTATATTTACTCAAGTTCTGAACCTCCTGGATGATGACGATTCCGGGAGGTATTCAGAAACTGCAGATCTGGTACCAGCTTTAAATTTGGCAGTAGATTTTGTTGTTACATTATTTACCGCCGCTTTCGAGCAGAAGAGGATTCATATGGAATCTTTATCAGAATTGGTGAAGACAATCATACTATCAATTGCTATAAAGACTACGACTGTTAGTGTGGACCTGGATTCTCACTCTGTTATTAAGAGGGATAGTATATGGACTATCATAGGAGTTGATCCACAACCAAGTGTTGATGCCGGATCTCCTATTAAGATGACAGACAGCTCTAAAAAATGGGCTACTAAACTGACTCTGGCAGAATGGAATGATTCGCAAGATGATCCATTCGCTCCTGGAACTACACAATCAATACCTAGTGATTTCCAGCGGATAAGTTATGTAGGTCCTGGGCAGTTCTTTGATGATGCTAAAGAGCATTTACTACTTCGTCCAAAAGCTTATTTTACGGCTGGGGATAAGGTTGGATTGTGGTTATTGGTAACCCCGACTAAAGTTACTGCAGGAGCTTCGGAGATAGCTTTCCCAAGAGTTCTGGAAAATCTTTTAGTTCAGAAGACTCTTCAGTATATAAGTATGCAACATGGTGCTCAAAGTGCTTTAGGGGTTGCTACTGAGAAAGAAATTACACAGCTGGTTAATTTAATGAATAGCTAATGGCAGTAACAGGCGGACCAACATTACGATATGTAGTATATGATATTCTGGGAGATCTTAAACAGATCTACAAGGACGCTATTATTAGCCCTTTTAAGACGGCTTATTGGGTTTTGGTACATGCGGACCGGTTAAAGAAGCTTCATATCGAGAAGCGCGATTCTGGGGCATTTGTGGTACCTTTTGATATGGATGTTGTGGTTGACCCCGGTAATGGTCGCAATTACTTCGAGCTTCCTGAGAATATTTATGATATGGATAAAGACAGGGCTATAGAGTATATTACGTACCCACCCAGTTTCGATAGTGATTACCCAATGTTTGCGGGAGTAACTTTTACCAGGGTTAATGTATCTGAGGTGCGTAGGTTATATTTCAGGGAGGATGAAAAACCCTCTCCGGCTAATCCTTATTTTTATAGACTCCAAGATAGGATTTATTTACTGGGAGTGGAACAAATAAATTTAACCTCAGTTGAATCCGGGTTGTTTACAACATTTTCACCGGCTGCTTCTGATTTGGATTTGGATAGTGTATTCGATTTTCCATCGGATCTTATCCCACAGTTAAAGATACAGATTTTGAATATGGGTAGATTTGCTCTTAATATTCCGAGAGATGTGCTAGATGATGGTACTTCATTACCTGTTCAATCGATGCCAAAGGATAAGTTAGTTAGTGCGAATGATAATGTTAATAACAGAAATAATGAGTAATATTTCCGGTATATATCAGATTCAAAGTAAAATTAAACCCGAACGGATTTATATGGGCAGTAGTATAGATGTTAATGGTCGGCGGAATGGGCATTTATATGAATTAAGGCATAACAAGCATCATTCACATAAACTTCAACGACATTATAATAAATATTCAGAACAAGATCTTGAATTTTCTATTTTATGTGTTTGTAGTAAAAATCAGCTATCTTGGATAGAGCAATACTACATTGATTTTTATCAACCTTATTTTAATGAGTGTAATTTTGTTGGTAAGTCTATGTTAGGAAGACCCCTATCAGAAGAGCATAAAAGAAAAATAAGTCAGGCAAATAAAGGTAAAACAACAGAAAAATCATTGAGAAACTTAATTCCAGCTCGTAAAGGAAATAAGAATATGTTAGGTAAATGTCATTCGGAAGAAACAAAAAGAAGAATGAGTATATCTGCAAAAGGAAAAATTAAATCTGTTGAGACCAGAGAAAAAATAAGTAAAGCCGCAAAAGAAAGATGGTCCTCAGAAGAACACAGAGAGAAGATAAGCGAAGCAAATAGAGGTAAACACCCTTCGGAAGAAACCAGAAGAAGAATGAGTGAAGCACATAAGGGTAAAGAATTACCTAAGGGTAGAATACCGTGGAATAAAGGAGCTTCATGTTCCGAAGAAACGAGAATAAAAATAAGCGAAGCAAATAAAGGAAGAAGAGCCTCAGAGGAAGCTAGGGAGAGGATGAGAGGAAGGATTCCATGGAATAAAGGTAAAAAGGGTTTTCAAGAAGCTTGGAATAAAGGAACGCCAAGATCTGAAGAAGTAAAACAAAAAATAAGAGACACTAAGGCATCAAATAAATTAAGTAAAAAAGTAGCTTAGCCATGGATATAAACATTCAAAATTTTTTGTCGCTTCAGGAAGTACTTGCAGATGTACTTGTAGCTATGGATGATAAGGAGCAGAGAAAACTTACACCAGGGTTCTACAGAGCTCAGGTTAAATATGGATTGGACGATTTAGGGTTTGAGGCCAAGTTCTTTGAAGTAACAGTCGATGAGTTATTGCCGGACGATTTAATAGTGCAGATGCCGGTTGGATCATATAATTTAAAAAATATTCATATATATACGGGTACACCGGATAATGTTGGTATAGTAGAAAATGTCTACTGGCGCAGAAATGTGCAAACCCGGGGAAAGGATACTGGTGTGGTGGCTAATGTGAATTTAGGGAATATTTCCGATCCATTTATATCTGCACCATTCTGGATGCGAGGCGGGGCATTTTGGTTTAGCGTTCAGAATGGTTTAATAAGATTATCTGATTCTTGTCAGTACTATGATTATACCCGTATGACTTTTAACGGGATACCTTCAGGACATTTGGATGAAGCTAAGATGGTTCCTCCGGAGGTTAGGAAAGCTCTTGTGTTATGGGTTACTGAAAAATGCGCTTCTTCCTTGAAGCTGACAGATAATCGATATAGGGCTGTTCAAGTTGATGCAGCTGCACAACTTGATGAATATGGGTTTAATGGTGCATGGCACCAGGCGAAAATGAGATTGATAGATCTTGATGCTAAAAAGCTTAGGGACATAATGGAGTATAATGCTCGTATGAATTATTGATAACTAACTGATATACAACATGAAATGAGCGACAAATATTTACGTACAATAGCAGGAGGTATGGGATCATTGCGTATAGATCATACCACTTTAATAAATACCGTAGAAAGGCCTAATGGATTTACTACTGTAACGGTGATAGAGGCAGCAGTTATAGCCATTCTTACAGAAGATGGGATTGTTGATTCTCTTGCGGAGCATGGAATAGCAGGTAAAACATTAGGTATAGGGGAAGTTGTGTTCGCTAGCACCAAGTTTGCCACTATTCAATTAACTAGTGGTGTTGTTAGCATAGCTTAATTTAATTAATAGATAAAGTGCCGGGAATAGGACTTTCTATATCGCCGTTTATAGGGCGCAGGTTCAGCTGGGCTGCTTACTGGGCTTCGCTTGTTTCGGCAACGGTTGAGCAGGCGGCTCCGACGAAAGTAGTTATGACTTTCGGGCGGGCAAACACCTCTTTGGTTGCCGCTGATTTTAGCATTGCGGGAAAGACGATTACTCTTTTAGAAAGGGATGCTACGAATAAGATTCTAACATTAACAGTAAGCGTGGCTGTTGCTTATGGTGATTCTCTGACTATCACTTTTGTTAAAACGGGTGGCATGGCGGCGGTTACAAATAATGTGCTTTACTTAATGCTCCTTACTTCAATAGGAGACGGCACAGGAGTATCTACTATTACTTTAACGGTCAGTGCAAATATTGTCCTGACATTGGGGGCTAACGCTAAATTTTACACTAATGCCGGGGGGACGCTTGGCGAATCATCCACATGGACGGTCACGACAGGTGCAGCACAGACAATGTATTTAAAATGCACTACCGGAACGGCTACAATGTCGTTTAGCGATATTACAAAATTAACGATTTGGGGTATATGGACTTCATCTACTAACGCTGCATCCTTATCGGGAGATGTCAGCAAAATGATCTTTTTGACTAGCCTGCGA